TATGACCACGCAAGGCAACGAACGCGAACTATCGGCCAGGGAACAGTCTATTTTGGATATGTACCTGGAAGGCAAGACGATGCGGCAAATCGGGGCGGTCCTCAACATGGACTTCTCGAACGTCTGCCGCACCCTCCGCCGCCCCCGCGTCCGTGCCGTCATCGACGAGCGGATCTCTGTCCGGGTCTCCCGAGCCATTGAGCGGTCCTCCAAGACGCTCAACGAAATGCTCAAGATCGAGGCCGAACTTGCCCGCAGCGGTGGACGCGATGATGCGGTCAAGCTCAAAGCCGCTCAAGGCATCATCGAGCGCAGTATGAAACTCATTGCCCCCTTGCCGCCCGAGGTTCCCGAAGCCCCCGAGTCCCCCACCATCACCGAAGCCGACGTCCGCGCCTATGCCGCTGCCCACGGCCTCGCGCTGGTCCCCGTCCCCCTCGACGACTACACCCCCGAAGACGCGGCCCCCGCCAATGACCCGGGCTGAACTTGCACTTCTGACGACTGCCGCTTTCGTTCAGACCTACTTTACCGACGACTTCGGACGCCCCCTCCGCCTCTCGACCGGTCAGCGATTTGTCTGCGCCAAACTCGACGAGGGCATCTTCAGCGGCAACCACCTTGGCGCCGGCGTCGAGATGGCTCGTGGACACGGCAAGTCGATGTTGATGAAAGCCGCCGTTGTTCGGGCCTTTCTCCGCACGTTCTACGCGCCCGACGCGTGGGGGTCACGCTACGCCGCACTCCTGACCAGCGGGCGCCTGTACGCGCAATTCAGCCGGGACATCGGGAGTATCGTCACCGGCACCGGCGCCCCCCTCGCCCTGGAAAACGGCACCCCCCTCCTGCATCGGGATTACTGGCTGCGGCCCGGCTACATGCACCCCAACCGGAAGGAAAAGGAGCTTCAACTTTGGAATCAGGCCGATAAGCTGATCTACGTTGGCAACTGGGACCACCCCTGCCGCCTGTCAGTCCGTGGCATGACTGCGGGCAGAGGCGATGTGCGCGGCTTGACCCAGGGCAACCAACGCCCCGACCTGCTTATCGTCGATGACCCCATGAAGGAGAGCGAGGCCGATAACGAGGAGATTACCGAGAACGTAATCACCTTCGTCAAACGCTCGTTTATCCCCTGCGGCTCCCCCTCCGCGAAGATCGGGTTCTTCGGCACGCCCTTCAACGACAAGGATCTGATCACCCAGGTATGCGGAAACGCCCGCACCCCCCCCCTGGTCGCAGAATGGCCCGGGCTTGTCCGTTGCGCCCTCCCCGCCATCCACGCCCGCACCCAGGCGCTACTCTGCCCGCAAATCTGGACCCAAACCGGCATCGACGAGCGGCGCCAACTGGTAGGCTCTCGCGCTTTCAACCAGGAGTATCTCCTCGACCCAAGCGGAGGCGGCGTCAAGCACTTTGAGCCAGCCTGGATCACCCAATGGACCCTCCCCATCCCTGCCCGGAAGAAGATGCAGCGGTTCATGTACTTGGACCCGAGTCTGGGCCGCACCGCGCAGAGCGACTACAGCGCCATCGTCATCCTCGACTATGACCCATTGGATAAGGTATTCTGGGTTCGCCTCTGCGACATGCAGCGCCGCCGCCCGCAAAAGCTGGTCAGCGACTACCTCGACCTCTGGCAATCATGGCAGCCCGACCGCCACGCAACCGAGGATGAAGGCGCTCAAGAGCTTCTCATTCCTATGTTCGCAGCCGAGGTCAGATCCAGAAACTTGCCCCTCCTAGCCATCCCCCGGCTCCAGTCGTCAGAAGGCGTCTCAAAGGTGCAACGCATCAAGCGCCTGTCCCCGATGATGGAGTTTGGAAGCCTGCGGTGGGCTGACGATGGCAACCACAAAGACCTGCGCCACCAAGCCAGCAATTGGGGCGGCACCCCCAACGAAACTGACGACGCCCTCGACGCCTTAGAGGGGTGTGTCCGCCTTGGGTCATCAACCGGCGCCCCCACCCCCAACGGCTTCGCGCGCATGAACGCTTGACAAACCACCTTCCTTCCGGTAGCCCCTACACATGGCTAAACTCCCCATCGACCCGAACGCCGCCCCACCCCCACGCCAGGGATACGGCGGCTTCCCTGTCTACGGGAACCGCTCCTACCCCGGAACCGATGAGTTCCATCCTGAGCTTCAAGGCGGCAAAGCAGACCGGAAATACCGGGAGATGCTGGCTAACCACGCCCTGACGGCCAGTTCGTTCCGCATTCTGACCCAGGTAAGCCGGGGCGCCCATTGGTCGATCCTCCCCGCCGCCGACACCCCAGAGGCCATCGCCGCCGCCGACGAGCTGCGCGCCGCATGGGATGCGATGACCACCCCCTGGCCTGACGTTCTGGCCGAGATGCTAACCGCCATCCCCCTCGGCTGGTCCTGGCATGAGGTGGTCTACAAAAACACCCCCGACGGAATCGCCTGGGACGGCCTCTATTTCTGCCGTCAGGATAGCCGCCTCGACTGGCGATGGGATGACGGCGGGCGCTACGTCACCGCTTTGGACCAACTGACCCGTGCCGGCCAGTCTGCCACCATCCCCGCCGCCCGCGCCGTGCATTTTGTCCCCGACACCACCAACCAGGGGCCAGAGGGCGGGCCGTGGTTACGCACGATCTACATCGACTATCGCAACCAGCAACAGATCATGACATCACTCGGGGTAGGCGTCCAAAAAGACGCAACCGGGATGCTCGTCACCCACATCCCCACCGAAACCTGGAACCTCGCCACCGAAGGCGACGCAACCGCAACCGCAACCGTGGAAGCCATCAAGAAGGGCACCGCCAACCTGCAACGCGGCGAACGCGAGGGCATCGTTCTCCCCTCTGCCACCAATAGCGACGGCACCCCCTCCGGCTGGTCAGTCGAACTCCTCAAAGCAGGCGGACAACGCCAGTTTGATCACGTTGAAATCGTGCGCATGTACGAGCAACGCATCGCCACCGGCCTCTTGACCCAGTTCCTGCTACTCGGTCAAGAGAAGTCCGCCTCCTTCGCCCTTTCCAGCGACCAGACCGCCCTCCTTGCCTTTGTTCTCACCGGCATCCTCGACTCCCTCTGCGCCACCGTCAAGCGCCAACTGTTCGCTCCCTTCATCGCCCTTCGCGGCCTTGACCCGGCACTCTGCCCCACCCTGGCACATGGCCCCATCGACGAGCCGAGCCTCAAGGATCTGGCCGAACTCCTCAAAGCGGGGGTTGGCAGCGGCACTCTGACGCCTGACCCGGCCCTTGAGGACCACATCCGCCGCCTCGGCGGATTGCCGCCCCGCTCCTCTGAGGGTGAATCCCTGTGACCCCCTGGGAAGCCAGCCTCGAAGAACTCGCCCCCCTTGAGGGTGAGTTGCGCCGCGTCTTCGCGCTCTATCTGCGCCCTCCCGACCTCCCCGACGACCTCACCCCCGAGGCCATTGCCGCGCTCTACCCGCCTGAGGCTCAGGCCACCATCCAAGCCGCATGGGAAGCCATCGCCGCCCAAGCCATACTCACCGCAGCCGCAGCCCAATACAACGCCCTTGACCTGTCCGGTAGCTTTGACCTCGCCAATCCCTACGCCGCCGCCTTCCTGGCCGAACACGGCGCCGCGCTCGTCACCGAGATCACCGCGACCACCCGCGTTGCACTCGCCACCGCCCTCACCACCTACGCCACCGAGGGCCTGTCTGCCGACCAGATCGCCCGCGCAATCCGCCCCTTTGTCGGCCTCCACAGCCGGCAAGCCGCCGCCCTGCTTGCCTACCGCGCTGAACAACTCGCCGAAGCTACCACAGCCCGCCTCCGCACCGCCGCCGAGGCCCGAATCGCCCGCTACGCCGCCCGCCTTCTCCGCGAACGTCTCACCACGATCGCCCGTACCGAGCTGGTCACCGCCCACGCCCGTGGCACCCTTGACAGCTGGCGCGAGGCCGATCGACAGGGCTTACTCCGCCCCGGCGCCCGCAAAGTCTGGCTCACCGCCCCCGGCGAACGCACCTGCGACATCTGCCGCCCCCTCGACGGCGTAAAGGTCGCCCTCAACGAGCCTTTCCCCCGAACCGGCGCCCTTGCCCCCACCCTTCACCCGAACTGCCGTTGCGCGATGGGCCTGACCTATGCCTGAGCTATTACACGCCCCCAAAGCCGTAAAGGCTGAACTCAAGCGCGGCCTGGATTGGGTAGCCGAAGGGCACGGCGGCGATGGCCTCCGCGACCGTACCAAAGCCGAGGCCCGCGCCCTCCTAAACGACGAGCCGATTACCCGCGACAAAGCGGTGAGGATGCGCGCATGGCTCGCTCGTCACGAGGTAGACCAGAGGGCTGAGGGCTTCCGCCCCGGCGAACCCGGCTACCCCTCCCCCGGTCGCGTCGCCTGGGCGCTCTGGGGTGGCGATCCTGCAATCCCCTGGTCTGACCGGGTGGTGAACTATTTCGAGAACGAGGAAAACATGAAAAAAGCGTATGGATACCACGGCTTTCACGAGGCGATGGAAGTCTCCTATAAGCCGCCCGAGCTCCCCACCCCCTGCACCCCCGCCGATCTCACCCCGGCGATGGCCGCGACCATGCCCCCCGAGATGCAGGCTGAGTTCTGCGCCCGGTGGAACCTGGTGGCCGCCCCGATGCCCGCCGGCCTTGGCATCGAGCATGAGGCGTTCGGCTTCGTCATGGCGATGCTCATGCAGGAATCGGGCTGGACCTGCCGCCCGGACGGCTCCTGGGTTCGCGTTGTTTCCACCGTCGAGGGTGCGGACGAAACCGAGGATGAGATGGAAATGGCCAAGGCGGGCCGCGTACTGTCAGCCGCCAACGCCGAACGCATCCGTTCAGCCATCGGCGTCCTGACCGAACTCCTGGCAGCGGCAGAACCTGACACCACCGAGAAGGGCGCCCCGGTCCAGATGCAATTCACGGTCGTCAGCAAGGCAGACGAGAAGATGCAGGCGTTCGGCTTCGCTTATGTCGCGAAGTCCGCCACCGGCGAAACCATCGTAGACCACTCGGGCGAGTCCATCGACCCAGCCGAGTTGGAGCGCGCTGTCTACGCCAGTATCGGCAAAGCCATCGGGCGCAACAACCACGACGGCGGCGCGGTGGCAATGGTCATCGAGAGCGTCTACCTCGACCACGCCAAACTGGAAAAGATGGGTGCCAAGCCCGGAAACGCCCCAGACGGCGCGTGGTGGGTTGGGTTCCAGGTCCACGATGCCGAAGTCTGGAAAGCCATCAAAGGCGGCAAGTCGTGCCTCTCCATCGGCGGAAATGCCCGCCGCGAAGCCGTCTAAGCCACCTGGGCTACCACCGCCGCAAGCGCTTCCTCCACGCTTGCGGCGTCCACCTGCCACGACTTCTCCACCGCCCCACCATCCCACTGTGCCCAGACAGTGCTACCGCCCCCGCTCGTGTTGCCGAACCCGATCTGCAATAGTTTCCCAGCATCGGGCGCAATCCGCCCCACCAACCATTCAATTGCTCTCCACCAACACAGCCGATCCGTCAGATCCACCGCGAATTGCGAGGCGTCCGTCAGGTAGGGTAGCCCGCTGATGTGGACCGACCCGAGCATTGGCACAAACCCAGCCCCGGTATAGACCCAAGACCGAAAGTCCCCGCCGTTACTCGGATCTTTCAGCCACCGCACCGGCAACCCCGGAACCAACAGCCCCGGCGTGGTAGCCGGTACAAGCGCGCTCATTTCCCCTCCCTCGCCTTCGCCGCCTCGACCTCCCCCAACACCCGCTCTGCCTCTGCCAAAGCCGCCGCTCGCACAAACGCCGGCGTCGTCAACCCCCTGCGCGCAGCCGCCCGCCCGATGGCCCGTCCCTCCCCTTCCGACACCCGCACATGCACACTCTGATCTCGACTCATACACACCCATAGCGATACCGCTACGCTACCACGCGGCGCATTGTTTGGCCACCCCCACCACGCCGCCCCAAAAACCCGGTAGCTATGCAGCATGAAGCCGCGTACCCGCCTTGTAGACCTGACCCTCAGCGAAGTTTCTTTCGTCGAGGCCGGGGACAATCCCCCCGCAGCGGTGGCGATGCTCAAAGCCCAACCCAAGGATAAACCTATGGATTCTGAGAATACCGAGACGGTATCCAAGGCTGATTACGAGGCAGTTCAGAAAGAGCTTGCCGAGTTGCGCAAAGCCAAGGAAGAACTGGTAGAAAAAGCCGCACTCGACACCGTTGTTGAGTTCTGCAAGACCAACGCCCTCAAGCCAGCCCTCGCCCCCCACCTGCGCGCTGTGCAGAAAGCCGCCCCCGAGGCATACACCGCGCTCTCCGCCGAGCTGGTGACCCTGGCCAAAGCCGCCCAGGCCACCGAAGACCTGACCAAGCGCGTCAGTGGCGTCGGTCAGCCGGTGATTGCCAAGTCCGCCGCCCAGATCAAACTCGACGAATTGATTGCCGCCGAAGTCGCAAAGGGCACTCCCTACGCGACTGCCGCCGTCAAAGTCTACGAGGCCAACCCCTCTCTCTACAATGAGGTAGCCAATGGCTAATCCGAACCATGTTGGGGTGGTCACCATCACCCTTCCCGCAAATACCGACCTTTCAACCAAGCAATACTACGTTGCTGACTGCAACAGCAGCGGAAATGCAATCGTGGCAGCGGCTGGCTCCACCTTCGTTGGCGTTATCGGCAACACCCCGAGTGTAGCCGGTCAGGCCACGGAAATCATGATCTCCGGCGTTTGCCCGGTGGTCTGTGGTGGCACCGTGGCGGTCGGGGATGCGGTCAAGATCGACTCCTCGGGCCGGGCTGTTGCGGCCTCCTCAGGCGACAAAGCCATCGGACGCGCGCTGTCTGCCGCTACCTCTGGCAATCAGGCCAATATCCTTCTCCAACCCCACACCATGGCGTGAGGTAACAAATGCACACCATTCCCTTGATTACCCGCCAGTTCCCTGGGTTTGCCAAGAGCGTCAACCCCCAGCCCGGCGATGTCTACGTCGCCCAGCCCGCGCTCCAGTTCGTAGTTGCGCATTTCCAACAGTCCGGCGGGCTGCACGAAATGTTCCCGTCTGTTCCTATGGATCTTCAGTCCGGCGTTTACTTCACGGTCGACCGCTCGGACTCGATGCGCGTCCAGACTGCTCTGAAGTCTCCCACCGGCGCGATCCCCCAGATCGGCGTCGGCGTGAACCACAGTGGTACCTACAACTGCGACGTTTACATGGCGGAATTCCCCATGTCCGCCCAGTTGGCCGCCAACTACCAGGTGCCTCTGGCCCGCGATCAGTTCCTGGCCCGCACCCTCGGGCGCGCCGCCTACTTGAACCGGGAATTGCGCTGGATTACCGACTTCTTCTCTACCGGCAAGTGGGCCACTGACGTCACTCCTGCAACGACCTGGAACGATCCTGCCTCAGACCCTATCGGGGATATTGAGACGGGTATTGAGACGGTCCTGAACGCCACCGGGCGCCGTCCCAACGTCCTGGGGGTTGGTTACCAGGTTTGGAAGGCCCTCAAGCAGCACCCGGACATCTTGCAGCGGATCGGCACTGGTTCTGCCTCCAACGTAGACCCCCGCATGGTCACGCCCCGTCTCGTAGCGGCCCTGTTTGGCCTTGAGGAGATTCGGGTCGGCGAAGTCGTCTACAACAGCGCCAACGCCGGGGCTTCTGCCTCGATGGCGTTTGCGGCCGGGAAGAATGCCCTTCTTGCCTACCGCACCCCCACCCCGTCGCTGCTTGAGCACTCGGCTGGGTATATGTTCACTTGGCGCACCCTCGCCGGGAATGACATGGGCCTCGCGCTGCGCATGGGCGTTGATGAGCGCACGATGGAGCAGTGGAGCCAGATCCTGCACGCCGAAGACTTCAAGATCGTTGACAGCGCATCTGGCTATTTCTTCAGCAACTGCGTCGCATAACTCTGGCGTAAGCCACTGGAGTTCCCATGAAAGACATTACCAAACTCCCCGCGCAACTCTGGCTCCAGGCGGGCAGCGGCGCGGGGGTCGCAACTTTGAGCGGCAACCGCACCCTGAATGGGGAAAGTGCCCATTTTCAGATTCTGACCCCTTCCGGGGCGAACCGAGATGTGACTCTCCCCAACCTGGGCACGACCGCCACCGGAAACGGCCAATGGTTCGTCATCCGCAACGCGGGCAGTACCTACAACCTCGTGGTCAAGGATTCGGGCGGTTCGACCGTTGCAACGCTCCCCCCCGGCGCGTTCCAGTGGTTCGTTTCCGCGCGCGTCAGTGGCACCAACGCATGGTACCAGTCGTTCTCCGACCTCGCCCTGATGGGTGCGGTAGCCCTCACCGGGCGCCTCACCACCACGGACGGCGTTGCCAGTGGCGATGCGCGGATCGTGGGCGGAAACGTCCATACCAAGACCGCCACCACCACCGTCAGCAACACCACGACGGAGACGACGATTGGCAGCCACGCCCTGGCCGCCAACGTCATCAAAGCCGGAACCACGGTGCGGATTCGTGGCTCGCTGCGGGTGACTGGCGTCAACGCCACCCCCACGGTGACGTTGAAGATCAAGCTCGGTTCTACCGCCATTATGACCACGACAACCCTCTCGATGATCGCCAACGACATCGCAGTGTTTGACGCGGACATCACTGGGACCGAGGCGGCGGGCGCATCGACTACGGTCCATGCCTCTGCCCGCGTCACCGCGTCACAGTCTGGTACCCCCGTATCGGCGGGCGCCGCCCCTGCCCCAATCGCCTCGGTAGCCACCAACGGCGCCCTGACGGTTTCGGCGACGGTCACCTGGTCAGCCGCCCACGCCAGCAACGTTCTGGTCGGGCAGCAGTTCAGCGTGGATGTGGTCGGGTAATATGGCTTGGAACTATACAAACACGCCCGGCACTGCGAACGCTACAGAGCGCCGTGATGCCGTGCGTGCTTTGTGTGGGGACACCGTGAGCACCAACCCCCTCCAGACTGACGAACAAATCGCGTTCTACCTCGCACAGAGCGCGAGCAACGTCTATGGAGCAGCGGCTTTGGCGTGCGACGCCATCGCCGCATGGTTCGCCGCCCAGAAGGCGGACTCCCTCAAAATCGGCCAGACCTCGGTAGATTACGGCTCCAAAGCCGAACAATACCGGGCGATGGCCGCCCAATACCGCGCGATGCGTACCGCCCGGAGTGGTGGCATCTTCTTTGGCGGTGTCAATGTGGCGGATAACCTGAGCTATGCCCAGGATTCGTCCATTGTGCAGCCGCCCACCTTTCAAGGCCAGGATTCGTACCCTGGCACCTCGCCCCCCCTTGGTACCGAACAGCAGGAGGGCCGATAATGTCGCTTGACCCTGCTCTTGTATCGCTTCTCACTGACACCGTGACCATCGCCAGCGTCACCGGGCGCGGCACCTCTGGTCAGCCCACCTACGGCACCAAGACCGCCTACCCTGCCCGCGTGGAGCGCCACGACCGCCTGATAGACAAGGCCGATGGCACAAAACTCGCCGTCAGCCACACGATCTTCCTCAACACCGACCGCGCCCCGAAGCTGATGGACCGCATCTGGCTCCCTGGCGATTCGACCTCGGATAACACCCTCTCCCTCCCCATCCTGCATGTCAGCCCCTTCCCCGGCCTGACCTCCGGTTCGACCTCCCACTACGAGATTGCGGTGAGTCGAAATGCAACTTGATAGCCGCGAGCTGGTTACCCGCCTTGACCGCCTCAAGGGTGCTCTCCCCCGCGTCATCGCCGGCGCCGTCTTTGAGGTAGCCCAGGAAGCCATGACCGAGAGCAAGGCGCTTGTCCCGGTCGATACCGGCGTTCTCCGCGCCACTGGCTACGTTGCACCCCCCGAAATCGGGAACGGCACGGCGTCAGTGGAGGTCGGATACAACACCCCCTATGCAGCCCGCGTCCATGAGGATTTGACCGCCAACCACCCCAACGGTGGACAGGCGAAATACCTGGAAACGGCCCTACAACCCCGTCGCATCCGTGGCCGCATCGTGACACGCATCAAACGCGGGATGGAGGCCGTCAATGGCTAACCCCGCAACCCTGCCTGCCGCTGCCATTGTAGCCCTCTTAACAGGTCAAGCCGGACTCACCGCTGGCACCAACCTGTTCAGCACCGCCGAACTGGCCCAGGATGCGTTTGTTCCGGCCCAGGCGGTGTTTGTGCAGGAATACGGCGGCGAAACCCCGCAGCCCTATTTCGGCAACTCCGCTGACTTGCGGGACTTCTCGGTACAGATCCTGGTTCGCGGCAACCCAGAAGACCCAGACGGTACCCGGACCCTGGCTTGGGCGATCTGGCCCCTGTTGCAGCGCGCATCCTCCTCCGGCTATATCGACGTTCGATGCCGCAACTCTGGACCCCTGTACCTGGGCCTGGACGAAGTAGCGCGGCCCAAGTACACCATCAACCTCTCACTCCGCTTCAAGGGATAAGCCATGCCAAACGCAGGTTATTCAACCGCCGTCAGCTTTTCGACGGATGACTCAAGCTACAACGCCATCGACGGTATCAAGAACTTCTCCGGCGACCTGACCGCCGACGAGTTGGATACCACCGACTTCAGCGACACCCAATGGCGCACCCGTATCCAGGGCTTGAAGTCCGGTTCTTTCACCATTGATGGCGATTACGAGCCGAGCGATACCGCCCAGACTGCGCTCAAGACCCTGTTCACCTCTGGCGCCACCGGCTACATCAAAGTCCTGTTTGATGGCACCAACGGCTACAAATGCGCCGTCAAGGTCATGAGCTACAGCCCTGGTTCTGCGGTCGATGGCCTCGCCTCGTTTAGCTGCAACCTCAGCTCGGTAGCCGCCCCCACCTTCCTTCCCTAAGGTCACCAATGCCCACCGCCGCATACAACACCACCGTCAAAATCCAAGGCACATCCACGGCTTTCACGGGTACTGCGACGACCGGGGCAACCACGACCTGGCAGATCAGCGACACCAGCAAGCAGGTTCTGGACCCCTCCGTGACGCCCGACTGGTACGACAACGGCACCCCCATCTCAAGTGGGGACGTTTCCAGCGTCGATTACCTCACCGGAACCGTGGTTTTTACCGGTTCCAAGACCGGACCCATCACCGCTGACGGCTCATACCTGCCTCTGCTGACGATTGCCGAGTGCTACAGCGCCAACATCACGCTTGAAGCTGCCGAACTCGACACCTCGGTATTCGGCTCCCAATGGCGCACCCGCATCCAGGGCTTGAAGTCGCTCTCTTGCGACATTGAGAGCTACACCCTGCTCAATACCGACCAGGATTCCGGTGCAGGCACCCGCACCCTGGAAGGCGTCTTTACCAACGACACCACCGTGTTGCTGGAAATCGACCCCACCGGGGCAGGCGCTGGCTACCGTTACCGAGCGTTCGCGAAGATGCTCAACGCATCCAGTAGCAGCGCCGTTGATGGTCTGGTGCAAACAACGCCGTCTTTCCTCTCAGTTGCCGTCACCGCTGCGGACGGCACCATCGTCACCGTGACGACGACCGCATAGCAGCATCAACCTCAAGGAGACACCATGGACCTTCGTTCCGCCCTACTGGGCAAGCCCAAGCCGCCCCCGCATATTGCCGAGGTCAAACTCGGCGAAACCACCTGCCGCTATGGGTTTCGCGCCCCCACCCTCGCCGACATGCAGGCAGCAGAGAAGCAGCCCGACAACATCGGAAAAGGCGTGCTTCTCCTTATCCTTCTCACCGTGGACCCGGACACCCAGAAGGCCGTCTTTACGATGGCAGACAAAGACGGCCTCATGCAGATGGAGCCTGCCGACTTCGGCGCCTTGACCGAGGCTATGTCCCCGGTCCTCTCGGCAAAAAAGCCCGCCCCCTCCGACACTGGGACGGTAGCCGCGCCCTCCTCTGCCGGATAGCGTTGGAACTCAAGATCGGCACCATGGACGAGATAGCCGAGAGGCTTACTGTCGATGAGGCCGGTGAGTGGGCGCAGTACTTCAAAGAGCGCGACGAAGCCGAGAAAAAGGCGCGTCAAGAAGCGAAATCTAAGGGCAGGAGGCGGTGATGGCTGAACTCGGTAAACTATGGGCAAAAATCAAGCTCGACTCTACCGAGTTCTCCAAGGGCGTCGATAAGGTCACTTCCGCGCTCTCTGGCCTCACCACCGCCTCCGCCGCAGCCGGCGCCGCCATCGCCGGTCTGTTTGCCGCTGCCACAGCGGAAGGGTTAAGGTTCGCGGCCCAACTTGAGCAATTGCAGATGGGCTTTACCACCCTGCTTGGCTCTGGTGGCGCCGCTGACGATTTCATCCGGTCCATGCAGGACTTCGCCGCCCGCACCCCGTTCCAGTTTGAGGACGTAGCCCAGGGCGCCCGCCGCCTCATGGCCATGGGCATCGAAGCCGAGCACACCCTCCCCCTGCTCTCTGCCATCGGGGACCGGGTGTCTGCGATGGGCGGCGGTGCAGCCGAAGTCAACCGCGTCATCACCGCATTAGGCCAGATGAACGCCAAGACTCGCGTTGCAACGCAGGAGATCAACCAACTTACCGAGGTGGGGATCTCCGGCTTCGGGCTGCTTGCCAAAGAGCTTGGCAAGACCGTCCCTGAAGTGATTGCGATGGTGGAAGCGCGAGAAGTGGACAGCGCCACCTTCCTCAAAGCCTTCATGCACACCACGGCCAACGAGGTCGGGGGCATGATGGAGCGTCAAAGCACCACCCTGATCGGCCTGGTCAGCACCCTCAAGGACCGGGTGAGCATCGGCCTCGCTGACGCCGCGAAGCCCATGATCGAGCCGCTGAAGCAGGCGATTCCCGAGGTCACGGCGTTTGTGGGCAACGTCATCGCCGCCGTGGGTCCGTTGATTTCCGGGCTGGGCGAAGTGGTGACGGCGGGGAGCAAGGCAATCGCGTGGTTCAACGCCTTAGACGCCGCGACCCAGAAGGCGGTTCTCGGCTTCGGGGTGCTTGGGGCTACCCTCCCGGCGATGGTGGGCGGGGTTGCAGCCCTGGCCTCTGGCGTGGCAGCGGCAATTGCGGCCCTCGCGCCCTATGGGCCGATGTTGGCCACTGCCCTAAGCCCGGAGGTGGTTCTGCCTCTGATCGCCGCCCTATCGGCTCTACAGGCGATTGCAGGCGATGTGTGGGGCGCGTTCTCGTTGGACGGTGAGGGCGCGATGGACACCATCCAGCGCCTCGCCACCACGATGATGGGCGTGCTCGGCCCCGCAGCGGACTACCTGGGCGCGGTGTTCGAGGCGTTCCTGGGCGGCTTTCGGGTGGGGTGGATGGAGATGTACGCGGACTTCTCGTATTTGGGCGTTGGCCTGCTACAGTTGACAGGGCTGATGTGGCAGTTCATCGAAACCATCACCGGAACCGACTTTGGGGCTGAGAAGTGGGCGGTTGTGGGCGAACTTATTGGGCAAGTCACGAAGAAGCTTGTGATGTTTATCGGCGACGGTTTGGCGGTGGCGCTGGACTATGCAACTCTGCTCACCACCGCGTTCCTCCCAATGGCAGCGGCGATCGGCACGTTTGTAGATGGACTTCTCGGGCTGGTGACGGGCAGTTATGACGCCGGCGAAGCGTTCGGCAAGATGACGATGAGTATCATCTGGGCGATGGTTTCGACCGCCGCCGCCGTTGGGCAGATCGTGGGCGGACTGGTTGCGATGGTAGCCGACGCCCTTGCCGGGCTGTTGGAGGTGACGCCAGGGATGAGTGGGATCGCCGGGTCGCTCAAATCAGCGGGCGCGGACATCCGAAGCGAGATGACCTCGTTTGCGACGGGGCTTCTGAGCGACATTGCAGGCGGAAGCACGTTCAACATGGAGGACGACGTAAACGCCGCCGCCGGGTCGGTAGCCGAGTTCTCGATGATCACCGACGCCGCCGCAACCTCGACCACCAATTACGCCAACGCCCTCGATGGGCTGGTCGGGGTGCTGAGCGGCGCGCAGGGCAAGGCATCCAAGGCAAAGACCGAGAAAGCCGCCAAGGTCAAGGAATACGACCCGTTCTCTGACACCGCCGCCGCCTTCGGGATGACCGGCGATGAACTGAGCAACCGCATCGAAGAGCTCCTGCCCAAACCTACCAAAGCCGTTGAGTATGACCCCCTGGCAGACACCGCCGCCGCGTTCGGGATGACGGTGGAGGAATTCACCGCCCGCACCGAAGAACTGGACAAGGCAACGAAAGACCGGATTGAGGCGGAGAAAGATGCGATTGAGGCCATGTCTGCTTTCAAGGCGTCCATCGGTAGCAAACTCATGGGCGGGCTTGGGAAGCTCCAAGAGTTGATCAACAGCACCGTCAGCGGGTTCCAGTCCGGGGGCGTGTGGGGGGCATTGATCGCCGCGTTGGTTGAGTTGTTGATCAATAGCGAAACGATGGCCAACATAACAAAAACGCTGGATGATGTGTTTGGGGACATTGCCAATGCGGTTGGGCAACTGTTGGTAGGCGTTCATCTGGTAGTCGGAAACATGCTTCTTCTGGTTGCGCAACTGGTCAACGGCTTGGCGCCACTGTTTGAGTTTGTGTCAGATATATTCGCTGGGATTGCGCCACTGTTGATTGTGTTGGGTGTCGTGGTAGGGACGTTTGCTGATTTATTGAGCACCATTCTGGCACCGCTTGAGGGGGTCATGGGTATCCTGTCACTCGCCTTTGAGGGGTTGTTCCTGCTCTTGAAGGGCGTGGCACAGATCATCATGGTGGCGATGTTGGGGATACAGCAGATTTGGAACGGCATCCTCGACGCCCTGATCTGGGTGTTGGGCGGCCTGTCCAAAATCTTCGGCGGCTTGGATGAGGTCATCGCCAAAATGGAGGGGATGAAGGCGGATACTGACGCAACCAGTGCCGCCCTCAACGACCTGTCCAACATGACCTATGACGCGGCGATGGCACAGGCTGAGCAGAACGTCACCGTACAGGAGACAACTGAGAGTTTGAACGCCATGAACGCCGCGCTCGTCAACGTGCCGAGCGGCTACAAGGTGGCGCTTGCCCGATTCGCAGCGATGAGCGAGGGGCGTTGGGGTTCGTCCATGATTGCCGACCTCCAAATCCCCGCGATGGCATCGGGCGGTGTCACCCTCGGTCCTACCCTGGCCCTGGTCGGGGAGCGCGGCCCGGAGGCGGTGATCCCGCTTGACCGGCTGAGCGAGTTCGGGGGCGGGGGAGGTCGCGCTGCCATCGTCATCACCGGGGATGTGTACGTCTCCGCTGACGACCCCGAGACGTTTATGAATCAACTGGAAAGAGTGGCCGCGAAACGGAACTTTCAGCAAACCGGGTCCACAATTGCGAGCCGTAACGGCTTCTCAGTAGGGAGGCGATAATGGCGTGGTTGAAGGCCAACAACTTTGAGGTACCTGTTGCCGATGGGCAGGCAGACGAAAGCATCCAGAGCATCGGCGACACGGCGCGGGCATGGGACGGGACACTTGTGACCACCACGATCGCGCTGAAACGCACCATCGACCTGACAACTCCCCCGCTTGCCGCTGCCGACGCAGAGCCGTTGCGGTGCCTGTTGCAAGGCGGGGATGTGATTGGGCAGTCGTGGAGTTTCGACGATACCAACGGCAATAACTGGCAGTGGTCAAGCAAGGGGCTGGGCAAGGCATCCGGTACAGGCTCCTCTCTGGGCAGCGGCAAGTTCGGGGCGGGGGTGCGGATTGCGGCGGGGGGTCAGGTGACATGGGTTCCGGGGGCGGCTACCAACTGGACGGTGATGGTGTGGCGGAAAAACCTGGGTGTTTGGCGCCATTGGGTACTCTGCTCGGACGGCACCCAATATCAGGACGGCGCCGCCTATGTTGGGTCAATCACTTGGATCGCCTTCAGTGGGTCTACCCTGACGCTTGGGGATTCCGGGTCCAGCGGTAACCAGGATTTCGACGACCTTGTGTTTCTGCCGTGCGTCGTCACCGCAGACATGGCAGCGGCTTTCGCGGCGTCTACCGTGGCGTTCTCAGAACTCCCCCGCCTCACCCTGACCGGTGACGTTATTCCCGAGGGCACGCGCACGGTGGAGGCTGAGGATGTGCGAACAACACCCTTGCAAGCGGCACTCTCGGGCGGCTGGACGGCAACGGCGCGGCAAATTGCGGTGTCGCTGGTGGAGGCATAGTGCGGACTCTCAGCGAACAGGAAGAACGCATCTATAGCCAGTCCAACCGGGGGCTGGCGCTACGGGTCAAGATTGCCGATTCGGGCGGCACTTTGCAGGACATTGAGGACACAGCGGGCGGGCCGTGGCTTCTGGGCGCAGAGTGGGGGGAGGATGTGGATAGCCCAGGTCAGACGGCTACAATCGACCTCCGTACCACGAACGACCTGAACCAGCTTTCCCCCCTCGCCGTTGAGGCACGTCAGGCGGGGGTGATTGCGCTCTACCGGGCAGTCACGATTGAGGTGGCGATTCTGCCGTTTGGAGCCACCCCTTCGGTCTGGGTAGAGGTGTTTCGGGGGAAGATCGACAGCATTTCCTGGCCGGGCGGCGTCATGCAGTTGTCGTGCCGGGACCAGATCGCGCAGTTGCAGGACCGGCTTATCGAGGTTCCAGCGGTATTTAGCACCACCTTTGGTACCGCCCTGGAAACGGTCCTGCAAGACATCCTCGACGACACCCTGGGCATTGACGCCCCCACCCTGTACACGCCCACCTCGCCGGGCTGGAACATTACGCAGTTCACAACGACACAACAGAGCGTCATCGAGCAACTGACGCTCCTGACGGACCAGATCGGGTGGAACCTGCGCTACCGATGGGATTCGGGAACCTCGGCGTTTCGCCTGACGTTGTACGAGCCTGACCGGTCCAGCACGACGAGCCTCTACACCTTTGGCCCTGACCGGGTGTTGTCGTGGGGTTCTCTGGATTTGTCGCTTGAGAATATCCGGAACGTCTGCGTTGTGACCTACGGGGATGCGGCCAACATCAACGCAGACGGACAGCCCGAACCCACCACGGAAACGGTCGAGGATTCGGGGTCGATTGCCTCCTACGGGCGCCGCGTCATCCTGATTACCGAGGATGCAAGTAGCAATATCGACACCTCGACCGAGGCGGTCGATATGGCCACTGCCATCGTCAGTGACCTTGCGAATCCGCTTTCCGACGCCAGCGTAGAGATTCCCTTCTTCCATGCGGTTGAGCTTGAGGACTTGTACACGTTTGAGGCGGATCGTTTCCACGTTGACGACGACACCGTGTGGGGCGTGGTGGGCTACCGCCACCGGCTACGCAGCGACAGCGCCCGCACCACCTTGACACTTCGGGGCGCCAAGGCGAGCGGGGGCGTCATCCGGTGGCTACGGAAGGAGGCACGGGTGGGGGTGGCGCCCTTGCAGCAGACGATAGGGCCTGAGGTATCCGGGGGCGCGGGCGAGTCCGGGCCGGGAACGGTGGGGCTGGCGTTCGACCTCGGCATCAACCGGGGGATGACCATGGACCGGGCGTATGAGGTCCATGCGGGGCTGCCTGGCTTCGCGGCGGATCGTTCGTTTGGATCGGCGACGTTTGTGGGGCGCTTTGAACGGTTGGTGCGGAGTCAGATTTACGCGGATCTGGCCGGGCGTTTGCCGATTGGGGAGCTGGTGGATGTTGTGATCTTCCCCATTGACCACCTTGGAAACGCGGGGTCCGAGATCCGGCTGAGCGACCAGGTGGCGAGCCGGTTGGGCACCCACTTTCTTGAGCAAGGTCAACGCTTTGCAGGCTCGTTTTTTGGCAGTGTGTTCGCCATGCAGGGGCGTGGCAGCGGCTATCCGCCGGACGGGTGGCATATGGAGATCGGGACCTGGGTCGATGACGTTGACCTCGACGACGGTGCCATCTACTCCAGTCCCCAGACCGGGCTTTACGCGCTGACGTTGAAGAATACCGCTATTTCGACGACGCTTTACAGCGACAAGGTACCCGTCACCCACGGGCGCCGCTACCACTGGCAGGCCAACATTCGGGCGTCATCGACCTCGTACAGCGTTGTTGTCGCGGCAGAGTGGCTGGATACAGCAGATACCGTAGTCGCAACGTCATATTTACAGAATGGGGTGCTTGCTGCCTCTGGAACGTGGACCCCGCTCCGCATGACGGCGTCTCCTCCGTCAGGCGCGGTGTCGGTCAGGTTCTACGTCGAAAAGGCAGCGAGCGCCTTTTATGTGTCGGTTGATAAGCTTCTCTGGGAGGAATACGCCCCCACGGTCGAAAGCGAGGTTTACCGCGTCAATGTCCGCGACGACTTCGTAGGTGGTGACGACAACGGGCGCATCGGGGATCTGGGCTGGCAGGTGGGATGGGTGGGAACCGGGGATGCCTCTGCCATCACGACGATTGGGGCGCAACGATACCCGGCGATCTCCGGAGCGTTCTCTTGGACCCGAGCAGGCGTTGTGCAGTTGACTACCCCTTCGGATTCGGGCGGTCCTATGCAGGACATGGGCACCCTGATTGCGATTGGCACCGGCGACAACCCGGCGTTCTATGGGCTACCCCCCGAGGGCGTCGAGTGCCGTATTCGGCTGCAATTGTCGGGGGGGGATACCGAGGTGCAGACGTGGGCGGGGCTGTGGAGCAGTACCACGTTGCTACCGGACCCAGGTTTGACCTTGGATATAACCGGGGTGGGCTTCGCATACCGGGTGACGGTGGCGGGCGGCAACTGGAGCGGGATTGTGCGGGATGGCACGTCCGAAACCACGGTTGACCTGGGCTTCGCGGCGTCGGATGGGTGGGTGGAACTTGGGTGGCGACGCACCGCGTCAGGGGTTCAGTTTATGGTCAACGGGGAGGATGTGGGGAGCGAGGTCACAACGAACCTGCCAGACAGTAGCGACGCGCAAACGCCGGTTATTGCAGTGTTGACAACGAACGGCAGCGCGAAGATGCTTGACGTGGACACGTTCCTGGTTGTAGGGGACATCCAGCGATGAGTTTCCAGTCTGCCATCTCCTGGCTTCGCAATTTCACCCTCAGTGTGAAGGGGCAGTTTCGCGTCAGCCCCAACGACGGGCAGGCGCGGATTTATACAACTTCGGAGCAGGTTCTTGAGAACCAGGGCAACAAGAGCGCGGCGAACGGCTACGCCTCGCTGAACAGCAGCGGGTATGTGCCGGTTGGGGAGTTGGGCAGTGGCGCCACAGGTGGGGGGTCGAGGTTCCTGGCCGATGACTACACCTGGAAGGCGGGCGGGGGAGGCGGAGGGACCACCGACCACACCGCCCTGAGCAATCTGCTCTGGACCGACTCCGACCACACTGGTACCGCCAATCGTATCGCCGCGTTTGATGGCAGCGGGAACGCCAACTATTTGCAGGTGGGCGTTGATGTCCAAGCCTACGATGCCGACCTCACTGCCCTCGCCGCCCTTGGGGATGGCCTGCCCTACCGCACCGGCGGTACCTGGGGCGCGTACTCGCTTGGAACCGGGCTACAAACATCCGGCTCAAGTATCCGGCTTGACCCTACGGTATACCAGCCCCTTGACGCCGACCTCACCGCCCTCGCCGCCCT